GCATAATCATAACCAAACAGATGATCTCTGTCTGTTGTACCATCTGGATCTTGTGCTTCAGCACTAGCAACAACTGCGTCATTGATTTTGTATTCTGTGATGTATGTACTGATATCGTCTTTAAGACTGCCGTCGCCTTTTGCATCTCCAAGTATATCGTTGTATTCTTGACTGTCTGTTAGTGGACTTAGTTTAACTCTCCAAATATGAGGATACCATGTAGGTGAAAAACCTTCAGCTCCTCTGTTAGCATCGCTGATAACATAATATTTGTTGATTGCTTTTTTATCTGCATTAAGTAATAAGTCGTCACGTAAGTGTGGTAACTCTAACACATCACCTGCTAATAGTTTTCTGCCAAGTATTTCTACCATTTCGTTCATGTGGAATGACATATATAACATATCATTGCTTAAAAATAAACCAAACTGTGTAAGTTCAAAGTCATTATCGGTTACATTATAAATGCCACGTAGTTCGTAAATGTCTGAATCGTACTTGCGGTCTCTGTTTTCCATAAACAGCAAGTCTTGTATTTTTGTTTCGTTAATAATACCGTCAATGTTGATAAATTCTCCACTTAGTGGATCAATTTCTCTACCATCTATATAATCTGGTGTACTTGGATCTCCGTCGGTCGGAACAACAGCAGGACCTACATACTTGTGTACATGTACACCTGTACCACCTACCCAGAACTGTTCACGAATCTGACGATCCATAAAGTTATAATCATTAGTTTTTGTCGGTTTATATAAACTTAATCTTGGCATAGCACTTATATTTATCGGTTGACAGCATATATAATGATGCTATTATAAGTAAGAACTAGTCAGGAGAGTGTTATGGCAAAAGCTGCTGGAGTTAAACTTAAAAAGAAAGCACCACGTGCAAAACGTAGAATAGCAGTATGGGATATGGTCCCAACTGATAGTTGGCATAAAGCACAGTATCATATTCATTACTTAATGGAATCCAAAGAATGGCTTACAAAAGTAAAAGCCTACATTAAAGCTAACTATGACAAGAAAACAATAGCAGCAATTAACAAGCTGCCAGACTGGAAAGTTGGTGGTAAAAGCCATTATGCTACTGCAGCATTTATGGAAGAACGTGCTCCTAACAATATGCATCCAGATTATGTCGGTAAACTTGACAAATGGATCAAAGAACTTGCCGAAGAAGGCAACAAAATTGTTGAAATCAAACGTGCAGAAGAAAAAGTAAAAAAGACAAAGTATATTCCTAGTATTCAAGAACGACTAGAAGAAGCAACAATTGATAAGATGGAGGAACTTGACCAGTGGGTCGATGATTGGATGCGTGATGCTAAAAAGAATCCTCTTAAAGATAAGCAGCCGTTGCAATTGTTCCGTAAACTAGAAATTAACTTAGGACATGCCCGCTTTATTCAAAAGTTTTACGAAGGTGAACTAGAAGAACTTACTGAACTAATCAATTTACCTCCTGCAAAAAAACAAGACGAAATGGAACAGCAACTTGCAGAAGGTTATAATCATCTAAGTACAAAAGAGAAAAAAGAACTACACGGTTTTTACCAACGTGTATTCCAAGCACTTGAAATTATTCGTGCAGAGAAAAAACAAACTCGTGCTGTTCGTAAGCCTAAGCAAAAAAGTGCACAGGATCTTGTTAAAAAGATGAAGTTTAAGCCAAGTGATGCAGACTATGGCATTGCAAGTGTTAATCCAGCAGATGTAGTTGGTGCAACAGCCGTAGTTGTGTTTAACTGTAAAACACGTAAACTAGGTATTTACTATGCAGCTGAACATGCTACTATTCAAGTTAAAGGAACTACACTACAGTTTTTTGATGAAAACAATAGTAGACAAAAAACTGTACGTAAGCCCGATGAAGTACTTCCAAATTGGAAAAAAGTTACAAAACATAAACTAAAATCACAGTTTGGTTACCTAAAAACTACTGATACTAAAATGAACGGTAGAATGAATGAGGATACGGTCATATTAAAAGTATTCAAATAGAATAAATATTAGTATGGCAAAACGTGATGACTTAATCAAAGAAATAGAACTTCGCTTAGGCGGACAAATGGTTGATGTGGAGCTCGATCCAGAGCACTATGAAGTTGCAATCAGAAAAGCATTTGAAAGATATAGACAGCGTAGTGAAAATGCAGTAGAGGAAAAGTTTATTCCTCTACAATTGCTAAAGGAACAAGCTGAATATACTCTCGGTGACGATGTTATTGAAGTAAAAGATATTTACAGACGTACAACTGGTGCACTGAACAGTAGCAGTATTGGCGACATTGAACCATTTGAAACTGCATACCTAAATACTTACTTGCTAAACAGTGGTAGAGCAGGTGGTATTGCTACGTTTGACTTTTTAAGTCAGCATCGTGAAGCACTAAGCCGTGTATTTGGTGAAGAAATGTTGTTTACTTGGAACACAGTAACTAAATTATTGCTAATACACCGCAAGCAAAAAGTAGATGATATTGTATATCTACATGCATACATTCAACGATCAGACGAAGAACTATTAACTGATCCTTATAGTATGCCCTGGATTAAAGAACTAGCACTAGCATACTCAAAACTAATGCTAGCAGAAGCACGTGGTAAATTTAACACTATTGCTGGCCCACAAGGCGGCACAAGTTTAAATGCTGATATGCTTCGCATGGATGCTCAAGCAGCAATCGATAAACTAGAAGATGAACTTAAAACTTTTGTCGATGGACAAGCAGGTTTTGGAGTAATTATCGGTTGACAAATAGCATTGATCCTATTATAATATAACTATGAAATTAAAATTGTTAGTGATTGGTCATGGTCGCCATGGCAAAGATACTGTCTGCGAAATTTTGCGAGACAAGTATGGTTATAGTTTTGAATCAAGTAGTCAGTTTTGTAGCAAGTTGTTTATCTACAACGATTTGAAAGACAAGTACGGCTATGCTAACGAAGAAGAATGCTATGCCGATAGACATAGTCATCGTCAAGAATGGTATGATGCTATTTGTGACTACAATGTTCCCGATCCTGCCAGACTTGGTAGAGAAATGTTTGCAGAGTATGACATTTACTGTGGACTACGTAACAAAAAAGAATTCCATGCAATGAAAAATACAGGTGTATTTGACTATTGTATATGGGTTGATCGTAGTGATCATTTGCCACCTGAAAATAAAAACTCAATGAGTCTTGAACAATGGATGGCAGACTATACAATTTGTAATAATGGTACATTAGAGGATTTAGAATTTAATGTACATGCACTTATTAGTCACATTGACAGTTATAGTGCTAGTTAATTAACTACGTAGTTAACCTCTGTTTCCCCCCTGATATATAGCTTTTCTGGTAAATAGTATTATCAAATACGAACCCAGAGGAGAAATATAATGGCTTTAGTATCCCCAGGTGTAGAGGTACAAATTACAGATGAGAGTGCATACGGTGCCCCAGGCGCTGGCACAAGTCCGCTAATTGTACTTGCTACAAGAGAAAATAAAACAGACCCTACGGGTAGTGCATCAGATGGTATTGCAAAATACACAAAAAGTGCATACGCAGGTGAAGTTGTTCGTGTTACATCACAAAGAGAAGTAACACAGTTCTTTGGTAACCCTACATTCCGTACAAATAGTACAGATGTTGTTATTCAAGGTGACGAAACAAACGAATATGGTCTAATGGCAGCATACAGCTATCTTGGACAAGGAAATACTGCATACATTGTACGTGCTGACGTAGATTTAGGTCAACTAGAACCTTCAGATACAGAACCAACTGCACCATGGTCAACTGCTAACACACATTGGCTAGATACAGACGCAAGTAAATATGGTATTCATGAATACGATAGTACTGCAGATGTATGGCGCAACAAAGTACCAACGGTTGAAGTAATTACAGGTGCAGCAGGTACTGCTCCAACAGCAAGTGTTGTAACTGGCGGCTATCATGTTGTAATTAGTACAGCATCAAACACAATTGAATATTATAAAGAAAGTGGTGCTGCATGGGTAGCACTAGCATCAGTTGCAACATTTGACGAGCACTTTAGTACACCAGCAGGACCAAGCAACGGAGATACATGGATTAAAACAACATCACCAGGTAATGGTATTGATTTAGTTGTTTATGAATATGTAACAACAGGTTGGGTACAGCGTACAGTACTAGGTGTAGGTTCGGGAACAGACGTAACAGGTTATGTTCCGCAAAACGGTACTAGTACAACTGCATTAACAGCAAGTTCATCACAGGAAAATAAACTTGTATTAGACACAACAGGCGATATTATTAAAATCGGTGAGTTAGATGCAGACAGTGATGTAAATGCATTAACTACATTTAAAGCAAGTGTTGCTTTCCCAACTGCAACTGCAGCAGATGGTCAAGTTTGGTTTGATGATACACTAAATTCATTAGACATTTACACAGTAAGTAGTAATACATTTGTTCCAGCATCAAGCGTAACATATGGCTCAAATGCTCCATCTAATCCATCTGGTGGTGACATTTGGGTTAATACTGCACTAGCAGGAACAAATCAAGCAAACGCAAGAGCATATCCAGACATTCGTGTTTATAACACAACAGTAGGTGATTGGGTATCACATGATAATACAGATCAAACAACAAACCGTGGTGTATTATTTGCAAACGTAACTGATACAGCAGGCGACACAAGTAACGGCGGTGCTGCAACTGTTATTACAGACGGACCAGATCCACTAGTATTCCCAGACGGTATGGTAGTTGTTAACATGGGTCAAAGTGCAAACACTGTTCGTGAATATGACGCAACAGCAGGTGCATGGAGAAACGCAGTAGCAAATCATGCAGACGGTTCAGGCGCATTTGGACGTTTTGCACAGCACAAATATATTGCAGCTAAAATGCAAGCGGTAGCAGTAGGCGAAGATTTACGTGATCCACAACATGCATTTACACTAATGGCAGCTCCTAACTTCCCTGAACTAACAGACGAACTAGTAGCACTAAACAGTGACAGAGGCGAAACAGGATTTATCATTATTGATACTCCAATGCGTAAAAATCCAACCGACGCAATTAGTTGGGTACAAAATGCAGGTATTGCAAGTGAAAATGGCGAAGATGGACTAGTAACAAACGACACATACAGTGCAGTTTACTATCCAGCAGGCGCAGGAACTGAGCCAGTAAACGGCAAAACAGTTGTTGTTCCTCCATCACACATGGCATTATATACATATGCATACAATGATAATGTATCATTCCAATGGTTTGCACCGGCAGGCTTAACACGTGGTGTTGTACAAAACGCAAGTAGTGTTGGTTACCTAACAGACGAAGGCGAATACAAAGCAGTTGCACTTACACAAGGGCAGCGTGATGCAATGTATGAAAACAAACTAAACCCAATCACAACATTTATCGGACAAGGTACAGTTGTATTTGGACAAAAAACACTACACAACTTTGATAGTGCACTAGACCGTGTAAACGTAGCACGTTTAGTTGCTTACTTACGTGAACGTTTTGATCACATTGCTCGTCCATTCTTGTTTGAAATTAACGACCAGCAAACACGTGACAGAGCTAAACTAGTGTTTGAACGTTTCCTAGCAGACATTTTAAGCCGCAGAGGAATTTATGACTTTGCAGTTGTATGTGACGAAACAAACAATACACCAGCAAGAATTGATCGTAACGAACTATACATTGATGTTGCGATTGAACCAGCTAAAGTTGCAGAATTTATTTACATTCCAATTAGAATTGTAAATACTGGCACACTTTCAGCACAAATATAATAAAAAAATTAACTTAATACTTAATGGACGCTTTCGGGCGTCCATTTTTTTGACTGATTTGTAATAAATATACGTACAGAGCCAGTATTAGAGGAGAATTAATTATGGCAGTTTTAACAACACTTGGTGTACCAGATAATGCAGGTAACACCACAACAATTATGCCAAAACTACAATATCGTTTTCGTGTAACATTTATCGGCGATGGCTTTTCAGCAACACCAACACGCAGTGTAATGACAGTAACACGCCCAGCACTAACACACGATGAGATTCCACTAGACATGTATAACAGTAGAATTTATCTTGCTGGTAAACATACATGGGAACCAGTAACAGTTACATTACGTGACGATGTAGACAGTGCAGTACTAAGAGAGTTAAACAATCAACTTAACAGACAAGTT